ATTTATGGCCTGGTGCGTCTTCTGGCAAAATGATTGCCTACTGCTTCGCACCTGTCGAAGGGTATAGCGCATTTGGTTCGTACACAGGCAATGGTGTAGCTGATGGTCCGTTTGTTTATACCGGGTTTAGGCCAGCATTTATTTTAATTAAAAATTCATCTGCGACTGCCCCTTGGTATATTTATGATAGTACTAGAGAAACTTTTAATCCTGTAAACCAAAAACTATACGCCGATCAAGCGACGGCAGAAGGTAGTGGTTCAGGTGATGCCTTTGATTTATTAAGTAATGGCTTTAAATCTCTTGCCGCTAACTCTGCAGGTAGCAATGTCTCAGGCCAAACTTTCATCTACGCCGCCTTCGCAGAACACCCCTTCAAAACTTCACGCGCACGCTAACTAATTAATTATGCTTAAACTAAACAATAAGCCCCTGTCTTATGACCGGGCATTTACACATGCTGATATTCAATATCCAGCAAATTGGCTGCGCTTGTCTTCCCTTGAAGAGCGTACTGCCATTGGTATTACGGAAGAAGCTGATGCTCCCAGTTGGGATCAACGTTTCTATTGGGGTGTTGATAATCCTAAGGATCTTGATGCCCTAAAGACACAATGGAAAGCTACACAAAGTCAAATTGCTGACTCACTCCTAACACCTTCTGATTGGCGCGTAACACGTGCTGCAGAACTAGGACAAGCAGTTGCTTCTGTATGGCTTACATATCGTGGTGCTGTTCGTTCAGCATGTAATACACGTCAAACAGAGATCAATGCAGTTGCTGATGTAGCAGCTCTTAAAGAGTTGTTCTTTGGTGCTGCACAAGTACAACAAACAAATGAAGAAGGTGTTGGTGTTGTTGATGAAGAAGGCAACCCAACAATGATTGCAAACCCAAATCTTGCCACTCAGTGGCCTACATCACCATGATTACTCTTATCCGTCCAATTCTATTCTCGTTCATGAAATCAGAAAAGGTTAAGTTCCTTATTCTTGATCTTCTTAAGGCATACGCTAAATCAACTGATAATGATGTTGATGACAAAATCGTTGCCTTTGTTCATGATGGGTTGTTCCCAGTTAAATAATGGAATGGGAAGAGATACCTAACTTCCCACAATTGGTGCTTCCAGAAGCGCCTCTAATGCCTGATGCAGTGCTTGAAGTACCAAGAGCATCTCTGCCTTCATACAAGCCCCTTGTAGTGCCTCCTAGCAACCTTAGACCGCCTATTGGTATTAAAGGTATTGACTTAAATGATGCGGCACCTTCTAATCAAGATAAAACTAAAACAAATACTCCACCAACTAAGCCTTATGTTCCACCAGAGGCACAAATAATAGCAGTACCTTTTACAGACATTGAAGTACCAATGCCTACTACTACTATTATGACAACAGCAGCTACCACAGCATTTATTTCGGTAGTTGCAACGTTACTTGGACAATCACTTTTTAAGTACTTAGTGATGCTATTTAAACCTATTATTAAACAGGCATGGAGCAAGTTAAAGAAAAAGAAGACGGTGGAAAACCAAAAAACTTCTTAGCTAAAGTAAAGGAAAACACAGAAGACGAGCTTCAAATCCTAGGTACATTTGTACGTCTAGGTGTTGTAGTTTGGAGTGGTTTTATTATTACTCTTAACTACGTTGAGCTACCAATGTTTAAAAAAAGTATAGGTGGGGACATAACTTTCCCTGCCTCTATTTTTACGGGAGCTTTGGCGACATTTGGATTATCTACATCTAATAACAAGTCAAATAGTAAATCATCAGATCCTAAAAAGAAAGACGAATGAAGTACTTACTAGCTTTATTAATGCTGGCTAGTCCAGCTACAGCACAGATAACCCCGAACTTTACTCAAGGTTCAATGCAGTCAACTACTACCACCACTGTTGATATTGATCGGACTATATCAACCGAAATAGTTGGTGGTGCATATTCATCATGGTCAGGAACAAACGTAACACCAAGTGGGGACATCACAGATGGCTCTACAACTTATTCAGTAACAAATGCTGGGGAACAGTTTCAACTGGAACTGGTAACCAGAGCAGCAGGAGTAGTGGAAACAATCGATATCGACGAAGTTATCGAACAGGTTTCTACTACTACCTCATTATCAATCTTCTCGCAGTAAGTCCAGTTTACGCAGAAGATCCTAAGGTTCAAAATACATCTAGTCCTGTAGCTGCAGCTACGGGCAATGTTACCAATCAGGCGGTTCAGTTTCAAAACAACGGAGCACCTTCTAGACAATATTTTCATGGTAATAACAGCTGCAACGGGACAACCATGCAGTTTGCACCTTTCTATATGGGTAACGATACAACCCCTATGAAACGGGATAGTTATACCAAAAATAATAACTGGGGGGCACAAGTTAGTTTTTCTGTACCGCTTGATGGTGGCATGGTAGAAACCTGTAAAGCTATCGCCCGTAAACACGAAGCAAAGATGCGTCTTGATTATGAATTAGTCAGGGCGTTAAAGTGTACAGAGATCATGCAAAAAGGTTTTACCTTTAGACCTGGATCACGTGTTGAAATCTTATGTAATGACATCGTACCAATTGTGGCCCTTGAATAGATGGAAGCAGCAGTTACTGCTCTTATCGCATTAATAGGCGGTGGGGCAGCTCTAAACAACAGACTACACAACAGAATAAATAACGTACATGATCGCATTAGTGGTCTTGATAGACGTATTGATGCACTTGAGCTGAATGTAGCTCAAGACTATGTATCCAAAGCTGACCTATCAGTAATGGTGCAACGTATGGAAGACCATATGATACGCATCGAAAACAAATTAGATCAAATCGTATTGAGGAATTAATCATGCCTAGAGGCGGACAAAAGTCTTACATCCAACAAATGAAAGAAGACCAGCTTAGAAATCGTGGTGGTGACCCTAACAAACGTGGTAAGCCTTTGCAAGGAAAGGATGTATTTCCAAAGCAAGCAAAGAAACTACCTAGTGAACGTAAAGGTTACAACGTATAATTATGTCCTATCAAATCATTGATTCATATACCAATAAAGTACTTGGTACATATGAAACCGAAGCACAAGCAGTACGTGCTGAGTCACATCTAGTACATGAACCTAACGAAACACGTTACGAAATTAAAGCACCAGCTAAACCTAAAGCTAAAGCTAAAAAGGCTAAATGACAAACAAGAAAGCAACTGAAGACCAGTTTAATGAGTTGCATAATCTTGTTACAAAGGAATTCCTTGCCCGTATTAAATCGGGTGAGGCTTCCACACAAGATCTAAAAGCAGCTTGTGATTGGCTATCAAAGAATGATATTAGTGGTGTCGCCTTTGAAGGTAGTCCACTAGATAAGCTAGTTAGCATTATGCCTACTGTAGATCCTGAACTTGTACAACGGAGACTTTATGGCACGAAGCTCTAGTCATAGCGGACCTAAATACGCTAATGGTAATTATAAATCATATCAAAAGAAATATGATGGCTCTAAATTACAGATCTCTAAACGATCCAAACTAAATAAAGAAAACCGTAAACGTGGAACCTACGGTAACGGTGATGGCAAGGATGTATCCCATAAGAAAAATGGAAAGACATTCCTTGAAGCAGCATCAAAAAACAGAGCACGTAAAGGACGCGCATAATGGAAATTAACATTGAATCTTTACTTAATTTTCTTAAAATCAAAAAGAAAGCAAAAAAGGATTGGTCTAAAAGTGACCAAATTGTTTTAGATAATTTTCAAGAGTTAAAGAAAAAAGGCTTGGAAAATTTACAGATCCAACCTTTAAATCAATCTTCTTATGGAGATAGACGCTTTAATAATGATGTAAGCCCTGATTTCCAAGGACCAATGGGATATGCTGGGCGTGGTACACAAGATCGTATGCCAGGCACAACACCTCAATTTACTCAAAAACCTACAAAAGTAAAGCGACCCATCAAACGTAAAGGTTCCGGTTACATTTAAACTATGACCCCATTACTTCCTACCCCTAACGATTACCTCTACAACTTAATAGCCATGACCTCACCAGAAGCTAAGCGTCTGTGGAGGCGCTCTATTAAG